CGTCGCTACTACCAAGTGCATATGCCCCCTCTGGAATGGCAACATTGTAGTTGTCATTCGTCACTTCAGCCAAGAATGCTTTGATAAGCAAATTCTGACCTGTCAGTGCCATATCGACTGGCATGTTGCCGTACTTGTCGACGGTCAAGTCTTCAAATTCACGTTCGAAAGTGAATTCAACGCCACCTTTGGTGTGACCAAGATGGATTTCGTTCAAGAAGACGTCACAGTCACCGATTCGTACATTCGCAATATTCGCCATGATATGTGTTTCCTTTCTCTACTTACTTATTTTGATATTAGGAAACAGTACCAGTGCCGATGACACAGAATGCTTCAGGAAACTTGACAAGCGCAACCATGCGTGTGACCGCACGAAGTGCTGACATGTCTTGTTCGTACAGATTGACTTCTTGTTCATCTGCATCGGTGACAGTGGCTTCTTTGCCCTCTGTCAGAACAAGTCCACGCTTGACGTACAGTTTGACACGCTTCAGGTCACCGAAGACTGTGAATCCACGGTTGCTGCCGCCGTCCTGTACTGATGGCAAGACGTCAACTAGAACAACAGGTGTACCCCATGGTGTCTGTGTGCCTGATGTCAGCGGAATCATGTATTCGCCTGATGTGCTTGCTTTGTTCTGACGAACAACATTCCACACGGTGCGGTGCATGTAGTGCTTGCCGTTCTTTGCACTTGCTGTTGGCACTTTCGCTTCAGCGTTCAACAGGTCATCCCATGTGATGCTTGTGATTGCTGCACCAACAGTTTCGGTTGCAACACCAGCGGTTTCAAGAATACCAGTACCAACACCGCTTTGGTTGTACAGACTGCCGCCGTCGTCGGTGAACACTAGTTCATCAGCGATTCTTGCACGTTCCTCTGCAAAACCTTGTGTGACTTCAGCCCAAAAGTCAATTGCTGCATCTTCAACAAGTTCGTCTGTTGCGATGGCAATTGCTGCAAACTTGCGAAGTTCAACAAGAATGCGGTCAATTGTCAGCTTCGTACCCTTTTTCTTCGCACCCTGACCAGTTTCGTACATGGTCACGTTTGAACCACGCTTGTTGGTCTTGATGCTGTTTGTGCTGATGTTTCGAACGTCAGCTTCGGTGAATGCTACACCGTAATCAGCTGCAAGCTTTTCAACTTCAGCTTCGAATTCAGGGTCAGCCACAATGTAGCCACCGTCTGCATTCACGTCAGTGCTTGCATACCCTGCTTTTTCAATGTTGCTGATTGCAACACTGTTCAACGCTTTCAAAGCGCTGCGGTCACCCTTTGTGAGTGCCATTGCTGAACGCATAAGACGCTGCGGTGCTGAAAGTGCTTTCAGTGCCTTTGTTGCTTCGTCTTCGTCAGCGTCGTCGTCACCCTCTGGTGCGTCATCGCCTGCACCCTTGGTGCTTACGTTCTTTTTGACGACTGGTTCTGCTGGCATAGCTGCTTTGACAGCTTCGTCAACAGTTGACTTGATGGTGTCGCCCATACCTTTTGCGACTTCGGCTGCAATTGCTTTCACAGCTTCATCGTCAAGTACAGTTTCGATTTGCTCATTCTTTGGCATAATCGTTACCCCTCTTTGAGTTTATTGTTTATAGATGCAATCAACAGTTCGGAAACTTTATCGACTGCTTTCGCATTGCTGCGAACAAGAACAAGACGGCGCACGGTTTTCACTTTCGTGTCACCATTTGCATCGTCGTCGTCTTCTTCGGTGTCCGTGGATGCTGCATATGCGGTTTCCAGTGCCGAAGTCAGTGCTTTCAACGATGCAATGTGCGATTTGATTTCATCTTGCGGCATAAGCTTTATTTTGTCAACCATTGCTTCTTGTTCGAAGTCAGCGAATGACTTGCGAAGTGCGGCGGCTTTCTCTTTGCCGACACTCTTTGCGGTGATAAGCGCATCACGGTGTGCGCCGACTGGTACAACAGAAACTTCGTACAGTTCCAGCTTTTCAATTGTCATGTAGTCGTCTGACCATTGCTTGACCTGACCACCAAGTGACACGGCGTTGATGACGCCATCCAGAATCAAATCATACACTTGTTTTGCGAAGTCGTATTTCTCAACTGCCAATTTGATGCGTGCCATCAAGTTGCCGTCTTCAACCCAAATCTTCGTGATTTTGCCGATAGGTAGTCCAGAATAGTCGTGACCCCAAAGCACAGTTGGATTGCGCTTGATTTGCTTCAGGTCGATTCCCTCAACAAGAATCTTTTCAAAGTAGCGGTCTTCGTTGCTGTTTGATACGACGGTTTCAAATTCACCATATGCAAGCGCTTTGCCTGTCGCACGCTCAATTGCTACAACTTCAGACTTGCCATCTTTTTCAACGGTCTTTGTTGCCGTTTCGATGACTGCACCACAGTGAATTTTTTCGTCGGCTGTTTTCTCGATGCCGAATCCTGCGAATGTTGCTGCTATTGTACTCATTTTCTTTTTTCCCTTTACCCTTTCTATAAAAACAACCCGATGCCAAACAAATCAGCTTCAAGCCGTATCTGTTCGACAATCGGGGTCGTTGCCCACTCTGGATTGTACTGGTGTTATCATATCGCTTGAAGAATCGGCTGTCAACATAAGCGATTCGTCGGGGTATACAATCACCCGAATCAAATCTTTGTGCTTGAACTCTTTTGTGCCTTTGCACGGCATGGTCAAGTCAGCGAATAAGCCTTTGAACAAAAGCCGTCCACACAGTGGGCATCGAAATTCACGTTCGTTCATCAGTCTGCTGGAAATAGCCAACAATGACAGTTGGCGTGTGCGTGTGCGTTTTCAACGGCGTCATAGTCTTGAACTACTTCACCGCCATCTTCACCGACCATCGTGCCGCCCTTTGGCACGAATGAAGATTCAACACTGATGATTGTTCCATCCATCGCACGACAGTATTGGCATGGATTCGAACCCAATGCACGCCACACTTTGCGCTTCACGCCTGCTTGCTTGAATCCAAGTTGCACACCCTTGTTGATGGTTTTGTGCGATTCGCTGTCTGACAATCGTTCGGTTCGGTAGCCAATAGCCTTTTCGTATACCGCATTGACACGCTTCGTCAGTGCCGCCAAATCTTCACCAGCATTGACACCAGCTGCGATTTCAGCTTTCAGTTTGTCGACGGTTTGTTTGGTGAAGTCGGTCATGACACGTCGTGCGGCTTCTTTTGCGGCGTTCTGTGCGCTTGTGCTGAATAAGAAGTCATCTGCATTGTCTAACAGCGCCAAAGCCGTTTCTGCGCCCTGCTGGATGGCAAGAAGCATCAATGGAATCAACCATTCAAGTGACTTTTCGGCTTCTTCAGCTTCGTTCGGCATGATTTCTTCATATGCCTTGGTGGTGGCGCTGCCGTCCTGTACTGATGCGGCGTATGCTGCCAAGTTGCTGACAACGAATTCTTGCTGCGCTTTCAGATTCTTCTTCAACTCTGACTTGTAGCGTTTGACGACCTTGGCGTCAATCTTGTCTAGCTGTTGAAAAAAAGTTGATTCGGCTGCGTCCTTTTTCGCAACCGTGATGCGGCGTACTGTCTTGACCGCTTTCGTGCTGTTATCGCTTCCAGCATCTTCAATTGATGTCATGTTGAATGGTATGTACAGACGGTCACCAGCTGCACCAACCGTTGGCAATCCACGGCGTTGGCGCACTTCATTGACTGTCATCACACGGTTCACCAGCTTGTCTTCTTCATTCAGCTGTCGGTCAACGTCTTCAGGTATCTGTGAAACGTGTCCAACCACAATGCTTTCGTCTTTGAAGTTGCGACGAAGAATGTTTTGAATGCCGTCATCCAAGCGCACTTGCTTCGGGTCAATGACACGCTTGCTGAATACATAGTCACCAGCTTCGATGTTTGCACGACCCAAGCCACCTTGGTCAAAGTCACCAAGAATGAATTTCGGCATCCTGAACATTTTGAAGATTTTGTCTTCAGTCAGCGACTTCAGCTTTTCCATGTCCAAGTCACCAAGTGACAAACCAATCTTTGTGAATGAAGCATCAGCGCCACGAATGAACAAAGTCTTGCCGACGTTGGCAAGCCCCTCTGTTTTCTCTTTCCATGCGGCTTTGACTTTCTTGAACTGTTCACGCTCAATCTTGCCGTTGATGGTCAATATACCTGATGGTGATGCTTGATTCTTGATGAAGTTGCGTTGGAATAGTGCGGTGTCTTCTTCGGTTTCAATGTAGATGATGCCTGCTTCAACCGTGCCGATGCCATAGTATTCATCTTCAGGATTGAATGTCTTGAAGTGCTGCACTTCGTCAACGTCCAATGGCACTTCAGTTCCGCTGTCGTCACGGAATGTGTACCCAATGATGTCACCGTTCTTGTCGGTAGCGATGCGCACACGGTCTGGTCGCATCAAGTAGATTTCACGAACCTTGCGGCTTCGTTCTTCAACTGACAGATACCAATAAGCGTTGCCGACCAGTTCCAAGAATGATTGTGTGGCAACAAGCAAATCGAACTTTGATGTCAGTCGGTTGTTTGGTCGTTCCAACACCTTTTCGAATTCGTGCTGCGTCTGTGTCAGTTTGCCTGTGCGATTGTCTTTCTTGTTGAACAGTGGTTCATATTTGGCAACGTCTTCAGCGATGGCGCTGATGCAAGTCATGACAATGCCACGGTATAGCTTCAGAAATTGGCGCTTCGCACGATACTTGGAATATGAATTGACCCATGTGCTGAATGATTCACCAGCGGCGGCAAATGTTCTTGTGATTGTTTGTGCGATTGCGTTTCTGATTTTTCCCATATCGTTTGCTTTTCACCCTTGCTTTCTTCTTACGTTTACTATACCATCACACGACTTCAAAATCATCATCATCAATCATTTCAGTGTTGTCGGCAAATGTCAGTGCGCCTGCGTCGGCAACGTCTGGTGAAGTGACAGTCATGTTCAACTCACGCAATCGCTTTTTCAAATCTTCTTTCGGTTCAATTTGGAAACGTGACGAACTGTCTGTCTTAAAGTATACAACAGATAATTCTTGCCACTCTGGTGAATCAACGATTTTGCCGCCGTTTTCCAGCCACACTTTGAATTGATAATACATGTACGCACGCATGTTTTTGTACTTCTTCGGTTCTGGTGCGCTGCCGCCGAACATCACTTTGTTCACATAGCAATCAAGTTCATACAGCCTGTCTGATACGCCTTGACCCAATCCACCATAGTCGTTGCCGATGTTGCCGCTGTTGACTTCGAATCGGTCTTTGTAATTCTGCACCGTGACAACGTGCTGCATCGTGTCGTCGGTCTTGTTGGTTTCCAATAGCTTCATGACAGTTGGTGTGCGCAAAACGAATGACGAACGGTCTGAACCGCCACCAGCGAAGTCGTTTCCAAGTCGGCGTTCACCCTGTGTGACACGTTCACCAGATTCAAGCGTGACCGCCTGTTCATCGTCAGCCAACATTGCTTGATATTCTTCTTCAGTGATGATGGCATTTTCAATCAAGTCATCGCTGAACAATCGACGGTAGCCACCTGTGACCACTTCATCTTTCGGTGGAAATTTGACTTCATACAGAATATCGAAGAATGGTTCTTGCCGCATTTCTTCAATGAAGTCGATTGTATAGCGCCCCTCTTTCACAGCCTGCTGCCAATCAACACGGATTTTGAAATATTTCTTCGACTTGCTGGTGCGTTCAAAGTGGTTGTTGTAGAACGGATTGCCAATCTTCATCAAGAACGAATCTTTGAAGCCACCCAACATGCGCAT